TCTGTTTGCTGCCAGCCTCCTGCCTTCCTGTGTACTGGCCTGGATGAGGCGTTTCACAAAAAGCGCGAAAGCATCTCACAAAAAGCGCGAAAAAAAAACAAAACACCACCGAATAAAAAATCGGACGCATTGAATTAATATGCTGCTATTTTGTGATATACAGCATATATTTAACTTTGTTCTACACTGGTAACCCCTGCCTGAGCACTAAGTCTGACGCCAGGTTGATCCACTCTGACGCTTTTCACGCGTGCATCACCTTCCACCACCACACGGATTTCTCCCTGCAATTGCTGTGGTACGAATGGCGCGTTCTGTGTGGATTGCAGGACATCCCACGGAGATGGAGCGGCGATGTTCTTTTTCTCCAGAGAGTTAAACCAGTTCTTAATATCCGTCCATACCGTCGGGCGGTTGTTGTTTTCCTGAACCCGTGCGATTAACGCGTCAGCTTCCTCTTTATTTTTGGGGAAAGCAGATAGCGCCATGTCAAGGAGATTAAATCCTGATACCGTTTGTGGTGTAACCAGTGTTGGCGTCTTTGGTCCACGGGGATTGCGTGATGAATCCGGCGCATCCGGCAAACCACTGGTATTACCATTCATCCCACCGCTGCCCATATTGACCACATACACTGGCATCACGCCAGAACCGAAAACATCCGTAATACTGCCGGGTATCCCTTTGCCTTTCTCTTTGGGATTCATGATGTCGTGGATGGTTTTACCGAGCTTGTACGTCTTACGCACGGCGATAATGCCGCCCACAGCAATCGCCATGTATTTGGCAACCTGTAGCCAGTTCTGGACAGTGTTCTGGTCGACACTGTTAATGGCATCAGCCAGTTCCTGAACAGGTTTTGCCAGTTGGTTATGAGAGAATTTTTTCCAGCTGGTTTCCAGCGCCTGCATGGAAGACGTAAAGTCCTGTGCGGCATATGCGGCATCCTTCATGATGCCTTTTCCATCACCGACGACTTTCATATAGCGTTGCAGGTTTTCTGCGCCTTTACCGGACGTTACCGATTTGATTAACATTTTTGCGTCATCAAGAAATCCGGCTTCATCCAGTCGTTTGGATTGTATTTCCGAGCCTTTGCTTCCCGAGCGGGTGGCAATCTCCTGAAGAAGAACGGGCAGTGAACGCATATGGCCTTCGCTATCGAATACGTTAATGCCATTATGCTTAAGCGTTTTGACGACTTTCGGGTTCTGCAAATCTTTTATGAAATTTTCCACCGTTGTGGCTGCTGTATCACGGTTCCCGGTGGCATCCACAGCAGATTCCATTACAACACCAAACTCCTTGACACCCTTTACGCCCCGTCCACCTGCAGCGGCATACAGCGACATCCCGCGGGTGGATTTTTCTGCAAAGTCTTTCAATTCATAGGCACCTTCCTTCCCCAGCAGGTTCAGGGTGTCCATGGCCTTCAGTGAGTCGTCTTCATTCTTAATGCCAAACTTCGTAAACAGGGAAAACAGCGAGCCAATGAACTCGCCTTCACTTCCTGAAGCCGCGATGGAGGCCGCCATAACATCCTTATTCTTGATGCCAAACTCAATCTCGCCTGTTATTGTGCCAACTTTTTCCACCGCGCTTATCAGTTCACTGTCATCAACCTTAAATTTGATGGCGGTGTCCTGAATACCATTCAGCATCTGTGCCATTTCGTCGCGCGTCTTTTCTGCGGCAATACCAATACGGGTCATCCGGCGATCAACCTGTGCAAACTCACGCATCATGGCGCTACCTGCAAAACCTGCAATCATCGCTGTGTAACGATTACCCAGCATATCAAGGCCACGCGTGGCGGATTCAGTTGTGGCCTTGACCAGTCGCATTGCCTTCTGATGGTTACGGGCGAACTGCGACATATTTGCGCCGTACTGTCGTGCTTTAGCGGTAAGATTTCCCGTAAGATTTATCAGTATTTCCGTGCTTAACTTATTACTCATTATATTCCCCATAAAAACAGGAGGGGAAATCCCCTCCGAATTATCAAATAAATGGTGAAACAATAATTTCCACGCGTTTATAATTTGGATTGTCTTCCCCGTTATCCAGATACTGACGTAACAGCAATTTTTCCGCTGCGGCTCTTAACGATACGGGGACTACAATAACAGTAGGCACGATTCCCAATGGTTCACCGCTACTTCCCTTAACGGATAACATCCCGTCGTACACTTCATTAAATGTGGTTTCATTCAGCGTATCCCATGATGCCGCTGCGCATTGCCACATTGCATATCCAACATTAAGACGCCCATCAACACCAAACAGAAAACGATTATTCAGAAACACATCGGTAGCGCCGGAATCAGTAACAGAAGTTACAGCCATTGGACGACGAACCTGATAAATAAAAGGTTTCAATCCCTGACTACCATCAAATAAGTACCATAACGGCGTTGCATCTGCATTTTTTGCTGGATTGCTTCCATAGAGGTTTGAATAAACGCCTTCACCATTAGGATGGTCAGTAGCAAAGAAGTTATGCCCATCAATTCCTTCTGATAAGTGCCCTTTCTTCATAGCTTCAAACAGTAACTTATCAGGGAATGCAGCCGCTTTGCGCCCGTACTGTTCAAAAACCATTGAATACTTACCATAATCATTATCTTCAAAATCCTCACGTTTAATTTGAATGCTGCTTTCAAACGTTTTATTTTTCAGAAAATAATCACGGGTTGACAGTGATTTTAACTGTCGGTCGTTTAACCACTCTTTGATTTCCGGGAAATCTTCGAGGAAGCCATAAGCACTAACTGCCGATGAAGACGTTACTTCTGAAGCAATCGTTGGATGTACAGGATTGTAGGCTTTTTTTCCTGATTCAAACTTGGCGTTAAAAGCGATAGTAGCATCAGCAATTACACAATTAATATCTTTCATTTTCTTTTCCTAAAGCTATCAAATAGTCTTCTTCGCTTACACCTGTAATGCGGCAAACAGCCAGTTGCGATTCAGTAAGCGTTCTCGGGGGTTCTTTACCTTTTACACTTACAGGCCTAGCAAAGTGTAAAAAATTACTCGTCGATTTTTCCTGCATATCAGCAAACTTCCTGAATGCATTTTCTCCAACACTTGAACACATGGACAGAAGAATATTCCGCTGGGCCGGACAGAAAACAGCTTTTTCGATATATTCATTTACAATCTGACTATGTTGTTCAGCTTGTCTTTTATTTAACGCTGTCAGCACTTCTTCAAGTGAATTAACTTCCTCCATATTAAGTGCCAGTGCGATTTTGCTAAGTGTCTGCTGAGTATTCAGCGCAGTAAGTTTCAGATTTGGTTTATTCGTTAACGCCACGCTAACGAGTTCCAGTATTTCACCATCCTGAGAATGACGGAACGCTGGTGAAAGGTATCGGTATTCACGGGATGTAATGGAATTCATTGCCCGTGGAGTCCATTCAACTCTTCCCCATACAGAACCATCATTACGGACAGCAACGTCATTAATCCATCCGGCGGCAGGAGCCTCGCCACCTTTTGGTGCAATCACTTCTGTAGAGTGTTCATAATCGACCACAAGTGACATTCCGCGACACGAAAACGCCTGTTTAATGCTTTGTGGATCTTTAAGTGTCCAGCTCCTTCCGTCACGCCCTTCAATTTCCGGTCCTGCTGGCAGTAACTCAACCCATTCCGGAGGAGTCTTATCACCCGATAAATCAGTGCATAAAGCGATTATATTCATTAGTTCCTCTGTCATGGATGCAAAACCCCCTTCAAAACCCCTTCAAAAACACCGTAGCACCTTCAAAAAGGTGCAGGGCACCCAGAACACCGCCGATAAGACAAAACAACATCACAGCGTGTTTCAGTGGCTTTTCTCCTTGTCTATACCAAAATCATCAAATTGGGAAACAAACATACTTGCTTCATTCATCATTTCCGTAACCTGATCTACTGTAATGGAGTAGGCTTTGGCTGCTTTATCTGCTCCAAATTTTTCTGCATATGCAGCAACTTTAGAAATAAAAATAATTCTGGATGAATCAATCGCATACTCAGGTATGAAACTACATCCGGTTTGTAGTTCCATTATTTTTAATATGACCCGACCAATAAATGATAAACCATTAATTTCATGCTCTGGATTTAAGCCAATATCATTACATGATTCAATAACTGCACGTTCTACAAGTTTTAACTCTTCAGGAAGATTACTTCTCATTACATCAATACCGAGGCTCAGACCTGTTTGTAATATGTGTGCATTATTTATGTTAACTTTGCTCATGATTACCAATAACCGCTCCTACATGTTTTATTGTTGTGTATATCGATTTACCAGACTCCCCATATTTAATAGCTAGTTCAGCAGGAGACATAACATAACTATCTGCATATATATTTGCTTTTTTCATTATTCTACTAAGTGAGTCGGCCTTAGGTAAATAAAACTGAATTCCACCTACAACTTCCAGAAATGCCTTTGTTGCAATGAATATTTTTGTCGTGCTGTTTACTTCTTCTTGTGGGTCTACTCCAATTTTTTTTAATGCCGCCTCAATAGCGCCCATAATCATGGTCACACTTTCTGGAAGAATCTTTGTTTCATTTCTCAATAAAGCGATAATAGCAGTTTTGCGGATATGCTTAACCGGGCCACCACTAAAAAAATCCGGTTCAAATTTCATTGCATCAAGATAGAACGTCTGTTTCCCGCAAACAGATATAAATTCATTAAAGAGAGCGGTGCCTGCGACATTACAAAAAACATCAATTTCACACTCGCCTCTCTGTTCATGTTTTACTGCGTGGAATTGTTTTTCAATCAATTTCACATGCTCACTGACTTCATTATAATTACATGCATATCCCATTTTACCGATATAAGACATAACATCACAGATATCACGAGAAAAGCATGAAGAAACAATGAATTTATTTATCGCTGTAATATCATTGTGTGGCGGCGTTAACATGAGATTTTTAAAGGTTTGTTTAGCCATAATCTTCTCGCTTAAGCTTTTGCATATACCTGTGTACATTTGAGCGCGATGCGCGATAGCCAATGCTTGCAGCAAACTTAACGTTATCCGCAATGTTACGATAACGATTATTGCGGATATGGGAATCAAAAATAAGTTTATCCCCGATTGTGATAAAACATAATTTTTTCAAAAAAGAACCATCTCCGTTTGCTCTGGATGCTGTGAGATTACTCGGGATTTTTAGGGAAGATAGATTTACCGTTTTCCATGAAATATGCGCTGATATGTACAGCGAGTGCCAAACAATAAAAAAGCCGCACGGGGCGGCTTTGGGATAGTTAATGTTTTTCGAGAAGCTCTAACACTCGTTCAAGTCTGGTCCCTAATCTGTCTATCTTTGATTCAAGTTTATCAAGTCTCCTGTGTAGTTCGGCATGCTTATAACGGCGAGACACTTCTCCATGCTTCTTGGCTACCGAAACAGCATTGATTAAACTAATCGCATATCTGTTCAATCCGGTTTTGGATATGACCAGTTCTGAACACCCTGCTATTACTATATCCTGATCTATGATATTTAGAATTTCAGCCTGAGAATACTTACGTGAGATAAGCATTTTATCAAGCTTCCTTTTTATCTTTTCAGGCAGCAATTCAATTTTTGAAAGTCTGCCGCGTTTGTTCTTCTGTAAGTTTTCCATTTGCCGCCTCTGCGATTACGCCTCTACTTTCAATAAAACGCTCCGTCAGGGAAATAACTTTCGTTAAGTCATTGCATGCATCATGTAGTATTGGATGTATTGAATCAAGAGACATACTAAACAGGCCAATTTTTGAGTCAATGCCACGAATATAAAGCAACAAAGAGGATAGAAAGGTTTCATATCCGCCATTACCATCTAGGCATCCATTGATCCCGGTAACGCCATCATTAATATAGTCACGCGCCTGTTTTGATAAAGCAGCAACAATATCTTTAAACAGATTTACAGCAATATCTTCTCTCGATTTCGCAACTTTTTTATTATTCCGCACCGGAAACTTGACAACATTATTCATGTTTACCCCCTTTAGCAGGGATGCAGGCAGCAAACACCAACACAAAATCACGTGCCAGCATACGACGGGCAGTTGCTTCATCAGGTGCGTTAATAGATTCGCGGTGTGGGCGGTCGTTCAGATCGGAACGGCGAACAGCCAGAAAATGAAAGGTAAATTCAGAGCGTAAAGTGGTTGGGGTCGTAGCCATTTGGCAGCCTCCTCGTGCAAATTTAAGGAGTCACCGCCTGAGTTCCTACACTCATAAGGGGCGGTGACGCTGGCGGGGGTAGGAATACCGGCGCACAAGGAAACCGGCCAGCCTTTCGACTGCCCCACCAGCGCCACCATAGATACGGTGCACCATAAGCCACTGAATGCAGGTGCGCTGATATTACGACAATAAAAAAGACGCTTGGCGCGTCTTGTGTCGCCATGTGCTTACACGGGTTCCTACGCCCGACACTCGACTTTATCGAGTGCTTTTATAAGTTATCAACAATAAAATTGGTTGGCAAGTGTTTATGCACATCCGACACATATTGCATAGATATGCAATGCGCTACTTTACACCTATGTATCATGTAATATTCACTAACGCATTGATTTTAAATAAAAACATTTAAATTCATGATGCATCAACAAAGTTTATAGTAAATTCTGTTATCAGACACCTATGCCCCACCTTAAACCAGCTTCAAATGCAGTATTGAAGCGGTTTTGAACATATTTGAAGACTTTATACAATCAACCATCTTTTCGCCTCTTTAGTGAAACAATCACGTAATCCTTTCATTTTTTCGTGTTTCACAGAAATGAAGGGATAACTTTACCAACACATATCTTTGCGCTAACAAACTGCTGATACAAAAGATTTTTCACTCCAATCTATTCCCGTCTTTACTAACCTAATCCCGGATTATTCTTTTCGTATTTATCATGAACCATCACACTGGAACACGCCGGGAGAGGATTTCAGCGGAGAGCTTAAGCTGGAAGGGGCAGTGACCAGCACCCGTAATCCGTGGGTATGG